TCAAGTAATACAGAGCTTGACTATTATAAAGAGGTTTTAAGTGTCTGATACAAAACTTTATCCATATCTATGTAAGCTGTCTCAGGCATATATTTTTACTCAACTTTATAATAAAGGTTTTATAAAATCAAAAGGCTTTAGTTTTACATCACAAGTTTATGACTTACAGAATAAATTAATGCATACCATTAAGTCTTCTGTTAACAAAGAAGTTGATAAGGCTAGTGATGGAATTGAACTTTTTGGTAAAATAAGTTTTGCTGGACCTTCTTTAAAAGCCTCTATTATCTTACCAAATACATATGGTAAATTCCTTATCTTTAAGAGTAAATCTGCTAATATCATTGCAAATGCTACAATAGGTCTTAATGGTGTTATGATGCTGTCTCTTAATGGAGGAAGTTTAGTATATAGGTTCGATGGACTAGAAGAAACAATTAACCCTTTGGGTAGATATCTAGATGCTAGTGCAACTGTAAATTTAAAAGAGGATCTAGACTCTATTGTTAATTGTATTATGTATGTACCTGCTAGTATTAAAGCTATTGCTGAGATAATTAAAGAGTGTAATGCGATAGATGAAAATTATCAATTCACATTAAATGATATATGTCACTTTTTATGTGGATCTAATGCTCCTGATATGTCAAGAATCGGATCTGAGATTAGACGATATATTAGTGAAAAACCTGAAATTGCCAATGAACCAATTGAGTTAACTGAAGATCAAAAGAATATAATGTCACAGTTGAATCCAAGTACATATTATCTTTATGATGCTGGGTTGATTGGATTAAGAGATTATTTGAAAAAGGAAGCGGACAGAATAAATGGAACCGAACAAGAAACCAACGTATAATATAAGGGTCTTTGGTACAAACTGTATTGTTGATATTACTTCTCCTAGCGCACATGGAGTTGCTGAAGGCGTAGTAAGAACAACTAAAACAATAAAGCTTGACTCTCTTATAAAAGCATTTAAAAATGCTGAAACTAAAATATCTTCACCTATTCTTCCTGTTAACACAATCAGATATCAAGAAGAAGGTAGTAATGTTGCTATTCTTCTTTATCATGAACCAACTACTTTTACAGCAACTTGTTTTGGTAAGACATATGAGAACTGTTGTAGGCCAGGTCTCATCATGAAATATATCCTTGGAGTTGAAGATAAGGGTGAGGTTGGAAAAGAATATTCTATCCATGACACTAAATGTTTTGGACTAGTTGATAGTCAAATGTTACTTAATTCTAAGTCTCAATTATATGGTCTCCCTTTCCCGAATATTAGTTCTGAAGGTTGGATTTGTTGGGGGTCTAATAGTATTGCAGGTAAGGTTAAGTCATTAACTGGCCTTGGTATGTATGTTAATAGACTATTTAATTCTCCATTTAATGATCATATCTTTCATAATGCTTTGTTAAAGAATTATGGTATTAATAGTCCAGAAGACTTGTTTAAATATATCCAAGGGAAAGAAAGATTTCCAACTGAACTTCTTGAAAACCTTGGCAGAAATTTTACACTGGGGACCCTATAATGTATAAATTTACTATTGACAAACAAAAGCCTAACAAGAAGCAAGGGTATTACTTAGAACTTAATTGGATGTCTGGGGATGCAGATGCGTATGAAGACTCTGAAATGGGTCCAATTAAAGAAGAAGACTTTGATAGCCTATCATCTCTGCTTGATTGGATAGATAGATATGTAGACTTTGATCATAATTCTAAATGTGACAGAGCCTATAAAGTTCTAAATGACTGGCGTGAATTTGTAGATTATTGGGAGCCTGGAGCAGAAGTTGTCCAAAATAAGTTTACTATTGAATGGAAATATGATGTAACATGTGATGGATATCCAGCTTCACTTCAATTATACAGAGTGTTTTACATTGATGAAAATGGTAAAGAATTTAGTGTAAAAGTGGAGAAATAAACAAATGGGCGAAATGGTTTAGCTTGATAGTTATTAACATTTAGACTGAGGAGGTCTATGTGTGAGAAAATTAACTATCGAAGAATTTATTAATCGTGCTAACCATATCCATCAAGATAAATATGATTATTCTCTCATAAAAGAATATAAAGGTAAAAGATCAAACATAGAGATTATTTGCCCTAAGCATGGTAGATTTTCACAAATAGCTCATGATCATATAAATGGTTCTGGATGCTGTAAGTGTAAAAATTTAACTAGATATTCTACAAGTGAATGGACGGAAAAAGCTAAAGAAGTTCATGGCAATAAATATGACTATTCTTTAGTTAATTATATAAATAGAAGAACTAAAGTTACTATTATTTGCTCCTCTCATGGAGAGTTTGGGCAAGACCCAACAATGCACTTAATTGGAAATGGATGCCCTATTTGTAATGAATCAAAGGGTGAATTAGAAATCAAAAAATATCTTAATACTTATAATATTAATTATGAATCTCAGAAAAGATTTAATGATTGTAGAAATAAACTTCCTCTTCCTTTTGATTTCTATTTACCAGATTATAATATTTGCATTGAATTTGATGGAGTTCAGCATTTTTATCCATATAGCTTTGGTTTAGATAAAACAGATCAAATTAAATTAGAAAATCTAAAAGAGCAAAAAGAAAAAGACATGATAAAAACACAATATTGTTTAAATAATAATATTAAATTAATTCGTATTCCTTATTGGAAAATTAATAATATAGAGAAAGCTCTAAATAGGGAGCTTGATTATGGCCGGTGAGATGGTTGGTTCTAAACAGTTATTCCCGATCATTGAAGGTCCAGTAGAGAATCCAACAAATCTAGTTACTTATAGTGTTTGTAGTAATGGATTGTTTATGACCAAGAAAGTTTGTGGTAGAGATACTGTTACAACTAAAATAGATGGCATTAAAGGACTCCCTGAAGGCAAAGAAGAGATTAATATTCTTCCTAGAAAGATTCCTGTTGCCTACTTTTGGAAAATTGTAGAGTTCTTCAGACACGTTGCTAAGAATATGAAGACTAAGGTTGAAGCTTATATTCTATTAGGTTACAATTTCAATGAAGACAAATTTTGTCTTTATGTCCCACAGCATAAAGTAACTGGAGCTTCAGTGTCTTATGATATTGAAAAGTTTTGGAAGGATAACCCTGATTATTATTGTGTCTTAGATGCTCATTTACATCCTGGCTTTGGAGCTTTTTGGTCTACTGTTGATGATACTGATGATAAAAGAGATAGGTTTTCTATGGTCATAGGTAAACAAGATAGTCTTATTCCAGAGCATAAGCTTAGATTTGCTGCTGGCAAGAGACATATTGATGTGACCCTTGATGAATTATTTGAAGATAGTAATATCCAGGTGCAAGATTTTGATTGTGCTGAAGCTATGAAAAATATTAAAGTAGAAAATCTTGATAGAGGGTTTACTATCACTTCTGGCGATAGATCATTCTCTTTATATGACTCATATAAGTATAAACTTAAAAAAGAGTTTACATTAAGAGATTTGGTAGACGAGGATGAAAAATGGATTTAATGGAACTAATGAAGTATGGTAGTGTTAGTGTTTCTCCTAATTTGGTAACAAATACATGGAGTCATACTACTGTCTGTGTTGTTGGATGCGGAGGTACTGGAAGTAGATTGATACCATTACTTGCTCAAGCAATTAAGAATCATAATACTGACATTGATACGAATCCTAGACATACAAATTTTATCAAACATAAGATTAAATTAGTTTTATGTGATTGTGATGAAGGTGTTGAAACAAAGAATCTTCTTAGACAAAACTTCTTAAGAACTGATGTTGGTAGACGAAAAGAAGAAGTTTTTGCAGAAAGAATGAGTGCTTGTTATGGAATGGATTGTAACTATATATCTGATAAAATAGCTAGAAGTAATTATTCTTTATTTGCTGGTGACAACAATATCTTCTTTGATTGTACTGACAATATGCATGCTAGACAATCAATTGAAGAAGTCGCTAATGGCCAGATGCGCTCTGTTATTATTTCTGGTGGTAATGAAGATACTTTTGGACAAGTTTTAATTTCTTTTTTAAGCGGTTGGAATAAAAATAGAACATTATGGGATGCTATTGGGACTTTACTTGGCATAATCAAAAAAGAAGATTCTAAGTCTAAGATGGTGTTTGGTTGCTTGCCAACTCTATTAGAATTATATCCTGAGTTTAAAGATACTGAAGCTCCAAGTTGTACTGAAATGGTCCTGCAGAATGAGCAAAGTATGCCAATTAATAACTTGATTTCCACTTTAATGT